ATTTATTTAAAGATCTCTTATAAGTCGCTGTAACTGTTCAATTTTTACAGCTTCTTGTACAAAAAGCCTGTCCATACGTTCGTCATACTCAGCATATACTTCAGGGGCTTTTTCTTTTCTTGTTTCTTTTAATTTATTATATTCTTCTTCATTTAATAAATTATCGTAATATCTTGGTGGTCTAATTTTTTTTCCATTAATTATACAATAATCATTTGGGTATACATCAGTTTTATATTTTTCAAACCATTCATATCCAATTCCTGGTTTTCTACTCATTGTGCAATATTCTGGATTTATAACCTCCCCTGTCGTGGGGTTATAATAATGCGTTTCCGCATTTTTACCTTTTTGTTTTTTCATTATGTAGCGAGCTACATATGCACAACTTGTAAAAGTTACTTCGCCTATTACAACGTGGCCGTATGGCCATAACTTTTCCAATTCTTCACTTCTATAATATTTTTGTTTATTTCTAGTTTGCCATAAATATCTATCTGGAAACTCATATCCAAATATTAAAGCGTGATAGTGAGGTCTTTGATTTTTTTCTCCGTATTCTCCGCAGTGAAAAAATCTTATTTTTTTGTGCTTCTTTCTCAATCTTTTCATAAAGAGTTGAAAATCACGCACATCTACAGAATTAGGATTATCTCTTTTACCTAATTCTTCTTCATTAAATGTTAATGTAATAAAACATGACTTTTCGTGCATTTGGTTTTCATGCACTAATCTAACAGCCCATTGTCTGCTGTATTCTAATCTACAACCTACACACTGCCCACACGGTAAATTAAACCCTTTTGCATACGGGAACGGTTTATTAAACGTTATTTTTCCTTCGCTTCGATAAGCGAGTAGGGGGTGGTAGCATGCCATTGCATGTTATATTCTATATCCACCACGCATTGGTTTAACGTGGTTTCTTCTATTTACTTTCATTGCTGTTTTGGAAAACATTTTTTTGCTTTTCTTTCTTGACATTTTCTTTCTATACATGTCTTTCTCCTTTTTTATTTGTTAGGGGTGTCAGTCCACACAGTTAACATCAAGTAGTTAACTGCGTGGGCTCCATCTGAGCTTCTTGAGCTGTTGATGGCTCACCAGCTTCAGATGGAGCTTGTGTTGTAGCCGAGGACGGACTCACAACGTCTGGGGTTTCAATAAAACCCATACTTATTAATTCTTCTTTGTTGTCTGGATTAGACACAAATTCATAAAATTTGCCTGGGTCATTATCAAATTTTTTGCGAATATCTGAGGGTATTGACATAAATTCGCTTTGGGCATCTCGAACTAAGTCTAGTGCTTCTCGATAATCTGCAACTTCCGAGAAATCTCCGTAGCGAGCTTGTCCTCGCTGTACGTGTTCGATTATGCCATTTCTATCATGTTTTTTTATAATATTAATAACATCACATTCATCTTTAAAATGTTGTTGCGTAAGGCTTTCTCCCACTGATTTAAATACATATCTTTTATGTGGGTCATACGCTGTCCTAAACGTAATTTCTTTTGTCATTTTTGATTTTTTATTCATTTTGTCCTCATAATTCTATCAGGATATACAAACTTACCTTTGTAAGTCGTTTTACTTCCTGATTTTTTAATATTTGATTTAATAGATTTAGATTTTCTTAATTTAAAATTCGGTGTATCTTTATAAATATCTCTATTAATTGGTTTTAAATCATTAATAGCTTTTTCTTTTTCTTTTAAATCTTTTGATGAATTTAAAATTTTTAAAATTTCTTTTTTGAAATATTCAAAATTTCTACCTACAAAAGATCCTTGACTTTCGTTAATTACATCTGTTTCAGCCAATATTTTGGCTGTTTGTGCCTCAGTTTGATCAACATTCGCCATAATTTGTTGTGTTTGTAAATATGCATTTGTAGCTGGTGTAGCTACATTTTCTGGATTATAGGTACTCCCAGTAGGTGTACTGGCACCGCCTAATCTACCAGCTAATATAGGGTTTAAACCTGCTTTTTTCATGTCATCCATACCCCGTTGATACGAGGTATCAGACATTTCACGCTGAAAAGCCATCTGCCTTGCAGAAGCTGCTTTTGCAGATTTGTTTCTCATATGGGTGCCTAATAAATTAGCACCCGCTGTAATTAATGCTGCTTCAATCATTAGAAATGATCTATCAGACCAGGTACGCCATAAGTAGGCATTGGTCTTGCACATTTTAATTTAAAATACATATCCAACAAAAGATTAGTTTCTGATGGTACAGCACTAACTCTTGCAACAGGTGGATTTTCTTCTATGAAACTTGCATTTAAAGCAGGCGAACTATCAAAATCTTGTGCTAAATGCCATGTGTCTAAACTACCAGTTGCATTACTTCGCATGTTAGCTGTAACTGCACTTGGTTTATATCTATATTCTGCATACCTTTCTTGGTATCCAAATACTTCATTATCTGCATTAGTTCCTAATGCATATATTTCTTTTTGCAGTATTGCCTGTTCGCCTAAATGGGCTAACGCAGGCCAATAAAAGTCCCATCTTGTTTGTCTACTAAAATGTCTTGGCAAACCTTGCTGATAAGTTAAATCAGCAAATACACATGCCAAACCAATAATTACACTATGTTCTGTAAAGCTTTTACTAAATTTATGTCCTGTAAAACCTGTAGTTCCATAACCACTTAAATTACCTTGTGGTGTAGTTGTGTCGGTGCTACTAGTTTGTGCAACAGGATTAATATTAATTCTGTCTTTACCGCCACCTAAATATTCTGGTCTTTGTAACCTAGCATCAGGACTAGTTACTCCAAAATGTGATTGTATAACTTCCGTATATCTTGTGCCACCCCTAGCATCTTTTTCATATAATCTTTGTATTTGAAATGCTTCTCTTAATTGATTTATAGTTGCTGCAGTCGCATCTGATAAATCAGCATTTAAATAACGTCCTGGATTAGAACCATCAAATAACATCAAATAATCGCCGTTTTTATCATAAACACCAGTTTTATCTGATTGAACACCAGTTGATACAATAGGAGCTGTAGTTCCCAAAGGTAATGCTACAGCATCACCTTTTTGTGGCCAGGGTAGGGCACTTGTAAAATAATCGTGTCTTTTACCACGTTTTAATAAAGTATAATTACTAGCTGTATCTGGGCCATCACCTTTATCAACTGTAACACTGTCTTGTAAATTTTGATCTCTAAACCATTCATTCCATATTAAATTATATGCTCTACCGCAAAAATTATTAAATGATAATGTAGCGTTTATAGGAACTCCAAAATAATCATATAGATCACCAGTACTAACACTTGTTGTTACTTGTGGTACTAGATAATCTGTACTATCTCCTGGATTGTCTTGCTCACCACAAAACTTTTCCCAATTATTCCATAATAATCTATATGGAACTGCAAAAAAGAATGTTTCTATGTACAAATTATCCATAAATGGATTAATTGGTGTTGCTAATCTTCCAAAACCATTGGCATCCATTGTAAATGTATCACCAGGTAATGCTTCATCATAATAAATGGGAACTAAATAACCCGCATCAAAATTAGTTTTTAATCCATGTGATCTATCAAAAACTGATCTTTGTATATCTACTTTAGGTACTCTACTAAAGTCTTTACTTAATGTACTTGGTAATGTTCCCATTGGGCCAAACATAATTTTTACTCCTTGTTAGCTATTGTTGATAATTCTACTATAAATTCTGGTGGTACTTCGCCTTTTGGCTCTCCTTTTAATTCGTCCCAACTTCCTATTCGCATTAACGTGAAATCTTCTGGAAATTTGCTGAAAGGTGTATTTGGATTTTGTAATAAATCCATACATTGTCGTGTTGCAGTGCCATCGGTAAGTTCCACGAATGGCTGCATAAAAGTTGCTGATTTTTTGTCGAATATACTGTACAAATTCTTGTCCATAGTTTGTCCTCTTTTTAAAATTAGTTTCCATGACAACAGTTTACATAATATATATTACGAGTCAAATATTTATTTAAAGATCTCTTATAAGTCGCTGTAACTGTTCAATTTTTACAGCTTCTTGTACAAAAAGCCTGTCCATACGTTCGTCATACTCAGCATATACTTCAGGGG